TTGAAGAACAAACGACCAAACAAAATAATGATTTGTTTGTTAGAGCAGTTCAAACAAATAACTTAGCTGAAATGACTACGTTATTATCAACTGGCGTTGATATCAACGCAACCGATCAATTTGGAGCAAGTGCGCTCCATTGGGCGTGTCATGCTAGAAGTGTAGATATGGTTAGATTCCTTGTCACCAATCACGCAACTATAAACGTTAATGCTGTAGGGATATATGACAGAACACCCCGAGAGTTTGCAATATCATCGCCTTACATTGACAGAGATTTACAAGTTATTCTTGATATATTATATAACCCACACCAAAACATTTAACATTTATGTATGTGAACATCTTTTGATAATGTTTCCAATTCAGACATATTTTCAATATTTTTACATCTATGTACGTATAAATGTTCCAAGTTATTCAATGATTTCAATACAGATATATCTGTTATATCTCGGCAATATTGTAATCGTAGTTCTTTTAGTATAGTTAAATATTGTAATGATGACAAGTCCTTTATTTCAATAGATTTTAGTATAAGACCAAGTATATGTGGTGTATATTTGAGAACAGATATATCAGTTATACCACATCTTGTAATCGCCAAATTATTTAGTTGTAATAAATCTTTTATACACGATAAATCAGTTATCTTATTTGAACTCATTAACTCCAAACTATATAATTTACTTAGATTGGTTACTTGAGATATGTCATGTAGTAGATTACAATTATTAATACGCAATATAGTTAAATTTGGTGTGAATTTCAATAATGATAATCGTGTTATATTAAAACAACCCGTAATTCGCAGTGTCAATAATCTGGATAATACATTAGTACTATATATATCGGCTATATCACAATTATGTATAGTCAAATGCTCTATATTATTCAGACCAGATAAGTCATTTATATTAGTATATCCACTTATTGTTAATTCTGTTAAATTATTACAATAACCGAGACTTGATAAATTTTTTATGTTACAATTCTCTATTGTTATTGTTTTTATATTATGTAAATATCGTATAGGATATGCGTCAATCATACCATTGAATAAACGAGATGTCAAATAAATCGGTCTAATCTTCATAAAAGTAGCATTTTGTATATCTGTAAAAGTCTTGAGATGATTGTCGTTTTTTAATTGTTTGTATAGATTCTGATATTCGTTGAATATATCTTCTGTTATATTTTCACCTAATCCAAATAATACAAGTGGTGTATTATTATTTGATTGGTCAAATAATGTATATAACAAGGTATTGTAATGTAATTTATCTTCATCACCCTCCTTGAACACCGAATATATAAGGTGTGAATTATTAATACTTGTCATCGCATTATTTAATAATGTTTCTATAGTGTCTGTATTGGATTGAGTGTGATATTTATATGAATCACCATCCATAAAATTTAATATTATATTATGTGTCATAATATATATACTTGATTAAGTTATAAGTATCTATAACTATCTAGATTCTATAATAATGCTATACTATTTATATTAAGAATAAGTTGTTTTATTAATCACGTGTTGTAACTTAACGAATTAAGAATTTACATTAACACTGGTGGTGTTTTAATTTCCAAGGTTGTTTTTCATATTTATCATTTCATAATATATTTGTTGAAATAAAATAATAAATGAATATGCCAATAAAAGGTTTTATATACATACATCCGATTTTGGCAATAGTACTTATAATAAAATGCCAACCCCGGCGTGATGTGACAAATTAGCATAAGATATAAACAATAGTAATCAGTATGTTTAATAGTATAAAAGGGTTTTATCAACTATTTTCGTCAGCTTATCAAATTATGGTAAATTATTTTGGATATTCTAGGGAAAATGAATTAAACCCTACTGAAATGTGTGGCGCATATCCATTGAGTTTTTTTGCGGATAATATGACGACATTCGATTTAACTATATTTGTAAATAATGTAAATACTCATTGTACGAATCATAACTATTACTTTGACCAAATTAACCATATTTATGATAATATTTATAATTATAACCAGTTTTGTTATAGACATACTAAAATGAAAGTAACCATTCGTAGAAGAATTGTCATAAATAATAATATGAGAATAGTATTTTATTTATCATTATTTGCGAATAATACAATAATAGATAAGAGGGAGTGTCATATAATGTCAACCAATTCTTTTTCAATTAATAATTATACTGATACTATATTTAAGATGACCTTCAAAACTCCAATGACACACCGACGATATAATGATGATAAGCACTCGTTATATATTGGTAATATAACATTACGCACAATTATAGAAAAGGATTTATCATTATTTTATAATAATATTAATAATTGGTTATATAATCAAGGATGGTTTAACATATACAAATAGTATATTTTATATATTATAATGTCTCTTACAGAAACAAATGATCTTTACAATAAGGTTGATTTATATATATCAACACCAGATGGTCGTACAAATGTTTATACATTAAATAAAAAAGGAGAAAATATTAAACTTATTTTTTATGATATGATGAGACATAAGCACGTTTACACTGATTGTACAGAAAGCACAATCATTGAGGTTGTAAGAAACCAAGTAAAGAACTATTTCAATCTGAACAATCCTAGCTTACGCACCAGAAAGGGGTTTATAACACAATATAGTGATTTACAAATAGATGGATTATTGATTCCAAGTAAAATAAAACATCAAAACCCATATATAAATGTGAGAGCATTTGATTTAGAGGATAAATCATAAATTTTTATCCAAAACAACAAAAACAAAAAGTTCTAGAAAATGATAATTTTCCATAAAAACATATCATAAAGATAATTTTTTATGGTTTTAAACGTGTTAATCCTAAAATTATAATTTTATGACTAGCGCGGTTATTTCTAGTGTTTTTTTATCTTTTGATAATGGTTTGTTAAAAATTATCATTTTCTAGAACTTATTTTGTTTTGAGTTTTTGTTGTTTTGTGAGTTTTTATCATTTTTTGAGTTTTTATCATTTTTTGAGTTTTTATCATTTTTTGAGTTTTTATCATTTTTTGAGTTTTTATCATTTTTTGAGTTTTTTAAAATGATAAAAAAATGTAATAAAATGTCAACTCATTTTTAGGACCAAAAATCGCCGCAGTTGACATTTTATTATAAGAACTATTGCCAAAATAAAATTTATGTATATAAAACCTTTTATTTGGCATATTAATTTATCATTTTATTTCAACAAATATTCTTCTGCCAATTACACAAATATGATTCATAATCATCACCCGTTCGTTGTTTATCCAGTTTATAATTATTTAGTGAAAATGCTTTTACCACATCACATACTTCTACATAGTTAAATCGAATCTCTTGAGATATAATATGTCGTTTATGTGATATATTAAGTAGCTTAATTGCTCGTTTCGGACCACCTCCAATAATATATACTTTAGTAATGTCTAGATTATGATATTTACAAATAGCAGCTGTAATATCATATATAGCAAGATTTCCAACACCCTTTACTGGTGAACATTTATCATATATCAGTGTAATAATCTCTTCAAATGTCTTATCCTTATAATCTTCTATCGCAATTGTATCTAATATAGAATACAATGCTTGTTTCCATCTACAATGTGAGATTGCTTCATAGAAAATATTCTCTTCTCTTATATAGCTTTCTTTAGTTGTTGAACAAGGCATATTATTTCTAAATTTTTTTAATCAATTTTATATTAGTATTTATATTTTAATATAATATAAAATTGATTTAATATTAAATAATATAATATGTCTATCGTTATTGAAAACAAAGAAGGATTAGAATTTCTAGATGAAATTTCTTCATCTAGTATCAATTTAGTTTTAACAGACCCCCCTTATATCATATCTAAACAAACTGGTATGAATTTACAAGCACAAATTGCGAGTGAATATAAAGATTCGGGTAAAACTATAAAAACAGAAGAAGAATGGGATAATTATAAAACAACAGAAGAATGGGATACTTGGATGACATCAAATGATATAGTTAGTAATAAACAAGAATCTAAATTAAAAACATTAAAACAAAATTATATAAATTATGGGTCTATTTATGGTAAAAAATATGCAGTTGTTACAGATTATGGTGCATGGGACTCTGATTTTACTATTGATATTTTGGATAAGTTCATACATCAATATTATAGAGTATTAACAAATGGAGGAACGCTAATATTATTTTTCGATATCTGGAAAATAACAATTCTAAAAGAGTTAATGGAAAAGGCAGGATTTAAACAGATAAGATTTATTGAATGGATTAAAACAAATCCACAACCATTAAATAGTTCTATTAATTATTTAACAAATTGTAGGGAAATTGCTTTACTTGGTATTAAGAAATCTAAACCAACATTTAATAGTAAATATGATAATGCTATATATTCATTTCCTCTTCAAGGAGGAAAAAATAGATTTCACCCCACTCAAAAAAGTCTTCTTTTGTTTGAAGAATTAATCAAAAAACATAGCAACGAAGGGGATATTGTATTAGATACATTTCTTGGGTCGGGTACTACTGCTCTAGCGGCAAAAAAAACAAATAGGTCATTTAAAGGATGTGAAATATCAGAAGAATATTATAATAAAATGATGAAATTAATTAACCCAGATGAATAATTTAGTGTTTAGTTATCACACGGGTTTTTATCCGTTCTAAAAATGATCTCATTTTCACATAAATTTCACGTTTTCTTCGAAAATCTTCAATATCATACCAATATGTATATTGTTTATAGTATTTCATAACTTCGGAATCGCAGCACCTAATTTCCCAAGGATAATTAAATGTATCAAACATAAAAATTTGTCTATCTTTTACTGAAAATAATCTTCCTGTTTTTTTTTCTTTAACATGATCCTGGTGTTTAAAATCTTTATTACATTTATTACATAAAACTTGAAAATCATCTTCGTTTTGTGCGAATCTATCTAAAACACGTTCTTCGTCATAATCATCGTTTTTATGGTCTATGCATAGAGTTTTAGATGTATGGCAATGCAAACAATAGGGATATCGTAATAAAAGATTGGTTCGAATATCTGATCGAATCGTCCGATTCGATCTTATTTTTGTATCAAATCCTATAGTTCTAAATTCAAGAGGTCTACCATTCGGTATATCTCCCTTTCTCTTAATATCCCATTTGTATTTATTACTCCACGGTGTATTATTCCTAATATTACCATTATCCCCTAATTTAAGCCCTGTTGTATTAATATATTCTCGTGATTTCCATTCTGATATACCTTCGATATCAGGAGAAAATATTTCTTCAACGAGTACTGCATTTTTCTTTGATATTGTCATCCTTGTGTTTATACATATAGTTATATTAAATCAATTTTATATATATTCATCGGATTAAACATATATAAAATTGATTTAATATAGTTATATAACACTAACTAAAATGCCTCAGACGTATTACACAGAAAACGGACAATATATCCGTAAACCGACTTCATATGCTAGCACCAGTGCTCCGATGTATAAAACAAAAAAAGGGGCTACATCGAATATAAACCAACCAACATATATATATAAGATGTCTTGTGAGAATAATAAAACCTACATTGGTAAAACTACTAATTTAGACAGACGGATGAATCAACATTTCAGTGGTAATGGTTCAAAGGTAACGCAAAAGTTTGCCCCATTGAAAGGCAAGGTAATTGATAAATGTCCGGGATTTTTTGCGGATAATGTTGAACAACTACACACAGAGGCATATATCAGCAAAAAAGGATATAATAATGTAAGA